ATTAATAATACTATAAAACATGGTAAAAATAAAAAAAGAGTTGAAAAATTATTTAAAGTGCGTTAAAATAATAATATAAACAAATTGGAGGAATTAATAGATGAAGAATATTGCAGAATTTAAAAAGGCACCAGAACTAGCTGAAAAACTATTGGAAGTATTCAGTAACTTAAAAGGTAATTCACGTAGTCTTGACCCTATGCAAGCTGGTCAACATGATGTGGTTGTGATTGAATCTACCAAAAAGTTATCAGCAAAAGGAAAAGAAATGAAAGTAGTTAAAATGCGCTCACTAGAAGATGGTAGGGACGTTACAAGCTACATCATGAAGTTTCGTAAATATGACTGGGAGAAATGGAAAAATGTTGAAGTTGGTGACCGCTTACTAATTGATTTGAAGTTCAGCAATGGTTTTGCTACAGTTAAACCACTTAGGAGTATTTCAAAAGGTAATGATAAACCATTCAAACCAAGTGAACCATTAACAAAACAAACCATTTTATTATTTGATATTGAGATTTTTAAACATGACAGTTTATTTGTATTTCGTGATTACTTTACCAAAGAATGGTTTATCATAAATAATGACCTTGACGAATTGCGCAAGTTTTACCTTGAATATCGTGATAGTATGTTCATTGGATACAATAATGCTTCATATGATAACAATGTAATGCGTGGGTATTTACAAGGAAAAAATGCTTATCAGATGTCTAAGACAATTATTGAATCAGATAATAGAGGTCTAGTTTACAAGATGTTTGATAGTCATAAAACACCATTGTTTGGAATGGACCTATACCAAGATAACAAAGGTTTTAGCTTAAAAGAACATTCAGCATTTTTAGGTATCAACATTAAAGAGACAGAAGTAGATTTTGACATGGATAGACCATTGACAGATGAAGAAAAAGAGAAAAACGTTGCATACTGTATGAATGATGTATTAGCAACTGAAAAACGTTTTGAACAAAACATTGGTATGTTATTGGCTAAAGCAACAATTGCTTTAATGTTTGACATGGATAAGACAGACCTATTACAAACAAATGCTAACTTAACAGCTAAGTTACTTGGTGCAACTAAACAAGAAGTTAGACCAGACTTGACAGACCCTTTAGAATTAGATGAACGATTAAACATTAATACAAAAGAAATTGCAGAAGCATACTTGAACCATGAGTTTGAACTAAATGAAGATGGTAAATTAAATGTGTCATTAGAGTACACTACAGAAGATGGCTATGAAATGGTGTTTGGTAGTGGTGGTGTGCATGGTGCAGTACCTAGCTATATTCATATTGGATTGTTCCCAATGCGTGACTGGGGTTCACTATATCCAAATACAATGGTTCAGTTCAATCTACTATCAAGAAACATTCCAAAAGATAAACTTCACCGCTATAGTGACTTACTTAAACAACGTATGGATGCTAAGTATTCAGGTGAAGAAGTGGCAAACATTAAAGGTGTAGAAGTACCAACATATGTAATGATTAACGGTATCAAGTTACCATTGAATACTAAGTTTGGTGCTACTGGTGCGCAGTTCAATGGTTTATATGACCCAAGAAACCAATTCTTAGTTTGTGCAACTGGTCAATTGATTATGACAAACATGTATGAATTGATTAAAGGTAAAGCACAGTTCATTCAATCAAATACAGACGCACACGCATATATTCCAAACAGTGAAGCAGATGATAAAGCTATTGATGAAGCATTAGATGAATTTGCTAACAAGATTGGACTTACACTAGATAAGGATATGTTCCGTGAAATTTGGCAAAAAGATGTAAATAACTATATTGCAGTACAACCAAATGGAAAAGTAAAAGTAAAAGGCGCTATTGGCTTAACAGGTGGTATGAAAGTGTCAAAAGCGATTGTATCTAATGCGTTCATTAATTATCTGGTAGCTGGTAAAGATTATAAAGAGTTTATCAATGAATGTAATGAACTAAGACAGTTCCAAATTATTACTAAAACAGGTTGGACCTTTGATAGAACGGTTGCACGTGATAGTGAAGCTAATGAGTTCAACGCACAAAAGGTTAACCGTGTATTCGCAGTAAAAGACAAAACTAATGCAGTAGAATTGTTTAAGGTCAAAGAAGGTCAATTATTAGATATTGAAGCTGATGAATTTAAAGATAACATTTCATATACAAAAGGATTGGCAAACGCACCAGAGTACTACACAATCAGTAATGAAGCGATTGGCGAAGGTATTACAATTGATGAAGTTGACAAACAATACTATATTGACCAAGTAGAAGATACGCTTGAACTGTGGTTTGGTGAATCTTGGAAAGAACGTATTGAACAAGCGCATCATGAACGAGAATTAAAAGGATTTAAACCAGTGGAAGTTAAAAATTATATTGACTAAAGTGTTGACAAAGGATAGGTAAGGTGTTATACTTTACCTATCAAGTATTAGGAGGAATTTAAATGAACGCACTTGAAGTTAAAAGTGTAAAAGAATATACTGTTTTACCAGTACCACGAACTGTAATTCGTAATTTTATTGAAGAATGGCACTACACACACTCTATAAATGGTCTACAATCATCATACTGTTTTGGTCTATATTGCGGTGATGAATTAATTGGTGCTATGATTTATGGTGGCTTAGGTATGGCTAATGTGTGGAAAAAGTATGGTGAAAGCAAAGAAGATGTTTTAGAGCTACGTAGATTGTGCTTGATTGATGATACTAAGCGTAATGCAGAATCATACTTCATTGGTAAAACATTGAAATGGTTACGTAAGAATACAACTGTAAAAACTATTGTAAGTTATGCAGACCCTAACCATGGTCATGAGGGTATCATTTATAAAGCAACAAACTTCACGTTAGTAGGAAAGACAACTAAAACAAAGGTCATAAAATATGGTGATAAAATATATCATGATAAAGCAATCAGAACGAAATACAAAGGTAAACTAAAACCATTTGCACAACGATTAGTTGATGCTTTAAACAGTGGTGAAGCTTATTATATTGAACAAGAACCTAAAAATATTTATGTAAAGGAATTGATTTAAATGATTACAGTATATACTAAAAACAATTGCATGTCTTGCAAAATGACAAAACGCAAACTACAGGAATTAGGCGTTAACTATAAAGAAATTAATGTAGATGAAAATTTGGAAGCATTAGAATTTTTAATGGAATGTGGGTTTCGTTCTTTACCAGTTGTGTTCAATAATGATGGACCTATTGTAATTGGTGGATATGCACCAAATATCTTGGAAACCATTGCTTCATAGGAGCATTCTAAGCACGTTTCAGATTCAAAGTAAGGTGATTATCCATTAAAACGCAAATAAAGACACCCTATATAGGGTGTCTTTTTGCTTATACTAATGTACCCCACGTGTTGTTAGGGTCGCCATCATTTGGTCCAATTGGTAAATAGATGCGTGTACCATTAGTGTCTGTTCCACCAATCCATACATAACCATCACCAACTGTGATTTCATCATACTTAAACACTGCACCATATTTCCATGTTCCGTATACTGGCGCATATATGCTTGGTCGTCCACTACGTAAAATAATAGCATCTACACCAATTGTAAACCGATTAACTGGTTTACTTGGTTTTGGTGGGAACTTAGTGTTAAGGTCCTCTAAGTCACCAGCGTTAGCATATGTTACAAATTTACCACTGTTTTCAATCTTATACGGATTGACTGCACCTTGTTTAACTTCTGTAATTGTACCTACTTGAGTCCAAAGACTTGCACCAGCTACAAATGGTACTACAGGTCCATTGTGTGATTTGTGACCATTATAAATGTAAACATTTTGACCTTTTTTGAATGTCTTTGGTTTAGTTGGTGTTGGTTTTACTGATTCACCAGATAACCCATTGGCTAAGTCTTTGGCAAGTTGCGCTTTACTGATTCCCATTTCTGCTAAGTAACCATATGGGTCTGTATGGTCACCCCATACATAATCTGATACCCATTTATGAGAGATAACACCTTTTTCCAAAACAGAAGAACCTTGGTCAAGTGTCATAGGAATACCAAACTTTTTACCCATGTCTCTTGTATAGTCAATATACGCTTTATAGTTATTTTTGAACAACTCTTTATCATGTGTATGTTGCAACTCAATTTGAATAGGTGCATATGGGTTTGCGTTACCAGCACCCCATGAGATGTTACCTTCTGGTGCAATCTTATACACAATACCACCGTCACCAATGATAGCTGTTGTATGTGCATTAAACCAGTTATTTTTCATGTACGTTGCTTCATTTCGTCCTGTGGCACGTTCGTTAGCAGTTTCATGTAAGATAATCTTATTAGGTACTGCAACCTGTCCTGAACCTTCCCAATGGTTTAAATTGAACTCGTTATTAACTTCATATGCGTTAGCTGTTTGCATTCCAGCAAACAAACCAATGGTTGCTAATGCACCAAATAAAATACCTTTTAACTTCATACTTATTTATCCTCCTTATTGTCTTTGATACCTCTTGTTGTTGGGTCTATAACTACCCCTAAAATACTTAACACAACGAATACCGCATTAACAACGTCAATTAGTTGTTGGCTCAAACCAGTTAGGTTTGATAAGTCTAATCCAAAAATGTTACCCACAACTTGAACCAGAACAATTACTGCTGGAATTAAAGCAATCCAGAACGCTTTGTTTTTGATACGTGTTTTCCAATCCATTTTTAACACTCTCCTTATAATATAGTTATAATAGCACCAATAACAGCAACAATGATTGCCCCTGATACTGTGCGTGTTAGCCAAGTTAAACGGTCGTTTATACTAGCAATGTCTTTCTCATTTTGAATTGAACGGTGATGTGTTTCACTTAGTAAGTGATTGTTTGATTTCAACTCATTTTTTAATTCTGGAATACCTTCTAAGCTTGATTCAATTCTTGCCAGTTGTACTTTTATTTCCATAAAATCCTTTTCTTCCATGTCAGCATCTCCTTATATTATACTAAACCACCGCCTTTCAGCTACTACTACAGTATATCACTTAAATAGGGGAAATGGTGTGTATCACAGGAGGATTCTAAGCGTTTTTCAGTCACCAATGTGGGTGATTACCCATTTAAAAGCAAATAAAAACACCCCTGAAATGAGGTGTTTTACATTATTAATCTATACTAAATACTTCTGTTATTTGCATTGATGGCACTGAACTGATAAAGCTATATTTACCACTAGCAAGACTTAAACGCAATGCGCCATAATCTCCTTTTTTAAAGTTTACTACATATGAACCACCTGATATAAAACGTAGGTTAGGAACGTTACTACCGTATGAACCTATAGCTTGTATATACCCATACTCTGGTTTTGATGTTAACTTAGTTATGTCTTGGTCAACAACAATAGCTGTATAGACGTACGGTGATTGTGATGACGTACCATCTCCTTGGTGACGTAATGTAACATCTATTTTTAAAGTGCAGTCACGTAGTATTTGGAACGCATCCCTATTTGGATTGAAAATAATTGTTTGATTGACCTCATATGTCGAGGTGTTAAAGTCTGCCCCACTATAGGGTCCTACTCTTAGTAGATTATTATTACCTGCCTTGTCTAAGTTTGGACCAGCACTAAAGAAAGCGCCAAATGGTTTCTTTCTGTTAACGGTTATACCTTCACCATTCAAAACAGTGTATGAGTTAGGCTTAGGTGAACCGCTTGGATAGGTGGTGGCAATGTCTATTGTACCATCAACTAGTTTTGCGGTTGATGTTCTTGTTATGTTTAAACCAGTTTCCATATCGTATGACTGTGCGAAGTTAGATATATCACTGTTATATATTGTTGATATATCTAGTTTTCTTAGTGTTTCAACACCATTATGTGTAGCATAGGTGTAGTTTTCAATACCTAACGTACCATCTGATAATTTGGCGCTACCAACCTTCCTAACATCACCTGTTGTTGTATTCCATGTTGTTATAAATTCAGAACCGTTAATGATAGAACCATTGATGTTTACTGCGTTTAGTGTTTCAATATTAAGTATGGATTGGTCAATTGTTTGTTCTACCCACTGTCCACCTCTAAATACTTTATAACCACTAATCAAACCCTTGTCTATGCCTCTAACCTCATAGTCTTGTTGCTCTGTTGTTGATACCCACCAAATATCACCTTCTTTTGCGTTTACTGGTATGTCAGGTTGTACATATACTTTTGGAACTAATTTAATACCTTTATTTAGGTTTGCCTGTAAGTCATTAGCTAACTTTCTTAACTCGTCACTTATACCACTTTCAAGTCTAACGAAGTCAGATAATGTAGCTTCACATGTGTTGGTTGTATAGTCATATTCAAGTTGTTGTACTCTTGATTGTAGATATAGTTTTTCGTTTTCATCAACTAATTTCAATGTGTCCCCAACTTCTAACTGATATGGTATATTTGCAATATCTACGTTATATGATACTATGGGTTTACTATATTTTTTTAAATGAAGTATTGTTTCATCTAATAACTTCTGCTGTGACATAGCTTCAAACTGCAACTCTTGCATGAAATAATGACTTGTTGTATTAGTTCTTGACCACTCTTTTATGTTCTGTGTGTCATATACATAACCACCTTTTGGGTCAACTGTAAATCTCTTGTAGGGGTCAGTCCAGTTAAACCCCTTCAATGTTATGGGTTCGTCCTTACCCTCTGGTGTTCCACCAACTGGATGGGCGCTATTTAGAAGTGAGTATATATCTTCCTCTGTAGTTATTGAGTTAATATCCTTATTTACATATAGAGTGTGATTTGTATTCTTACCACGTTTCTTATATATATTTATTTTACGCTGTGTTAGTTTATTACCATCAAACTCATAGGTAAATTCAAGTTCAGCGTTATCAAATTGCGTGGCAACGGATTGTATGCGTTCTAATGCGGTCATGGCTGAATCCCATTTTAATGTACGTTTTAAATTAGGTATTTCATTTATTCCTACTGTATATCCAGAATCCCAAGTAAACATCTCAATATATTCTTTGGCAGTATATTGCTTGTCTGCTGAATATTCAGGTACAGTTTCGTTTAGTAGGTCAAGTGATGCAACTTCTAACTCTAAACTGCGAACCTGATTCAATGGGTCATGTGTAGCTTTCATAATGGTTGCCCATATAAATTTACCATTAAGGTCCTTGTATAAAAAGTAATTACCTACCTTGAAATATTCTTTTGCCTTATCTGTTGTATCATGCGTAAAACTAACATCAATATCTAGTCTCCGTGATGCTGTTGATAACTCTATTGTATCTTTTGAAGAAACCACTTTGAATACGGTGTTTCCTTCTGTTGATATAATTGTTTTAAGTGTGAACTCTCTATCTGTTACATAAAAATCCATTTTATTACCTCCATTTACGGTGGTTATTACACCACCCTTATTTTTTATAAGTAGCTTTCTTCAACTATAGCTGTTACCTCTGGTCTACTTGCCCATTCAGAAACGATAGGTGTGATGGTTGTATCCCCTAATTCTAGTCTAAATTTTTCCCATTCATTACCAACAGTGTTTATATCTCCATTAATAACACCATTTACATATACCACACGTTGTTTGGTATCAATCTCAACAATATCACCGTCTTGAAAAATGTTTTTTACATTTGTAGTTACTGAAACATCACGCCATCTGATTTTTACATCTGAAACACTCATTAGCACATGTAATTTGTTTTGCCAACGTTGAAACCATTGTCCATAACTCATTATTTCTGATGTATCTACAATGTTAAGCGCATATTTAAATTCGTTACCAACATGTACATTATCGTTTGGAGCTAATGATTTTATTTGAGATAACCGCCAAACAATCTTATCTGACCAACGTTCAAGGGTTACTTCGCGCCACCCATTTTTAAACTTATTCTTATCAAGAGTATACGTGTGTTGTATCTCATTTTTGTATATACATTCCATGTAGATATTATCATTATCTGCTGTAGAATCTCTGAACACTACTGACATAACAGCCTTACCATTTACATCTTGTAAATTCATCTCAACACGTCCCATAGCTTGAATTTTACTATATAAGAAGTTGAATCGTATAGATGCTGTAATTGGTCCTGTACGTTCATTGTTTGAGTTTGCTGGAAAAGGTGCTAACATAGATGGACCGTGCCAATAACCTGTACCAGTATTAGGTGTAAATGTAGGTGTAACATCATCTGGGTTTTTAACCATGTCAAATGTTCCTGAAAAAACATTAGGTTTACTAGGGTCAAATGCGTAATTAGGATATGATGTATCAAAGTTCCTGTTTATAACCCATTCCTCACCTAATGTGTCACCCCAGAAGTCCCACCACTTAACTGTTTCAACTTTTAGTGATGTAGCTACATCAACATCATTTGGGTTACCAAACTGTAAAATATTACCTTTATCATTAATTAGAGCTACCATTGCATTCTCACTGTTCATCTTGAATGTGTATCTTGGGTACGTCCTATATGTTCCATTATTTGAAACCAGTAGGTTTTCTGTTAAAGCTGTTTCACTTGGTACATATGTGAATGGTTCTGCTGGATTAATACTCAGCATAGGTTTGCTAAAGTCAACTATTGTGAAGTTTCCTATTGAGCCAAACGCAAGGTTAATACCTTGTGTTTCTTTATTTTTAATAGTTGTATCAATACTATATCTAGTAAATGTATCACTCTCTGTAGCTGGAATAACAACTTCGTGACGTTCTAAAATACGTGTTGGATTAATACCCCACTCTTCAACAATTAGCTTACCATTGTTTTCAAAATTATTATTTTTTTGAACAACCCTAGCCTCTATGCTAGCCTTAACTTTAGTCCCAACAGTTAAATCTTTAATAATCCTACGTGTGTATGCGTTCATTTGAAACCATGCTTCGTCCCAATTAATACTATCAAAGCCAGTTGGTCTTGATGTTGAAAAGTCACCACGTATAATGGAACTACCATTGTTATCCTCCACAAGCTTCACTGTCCAAGGTTTATAGTATTTACGTATATCCTTAAATTCAGAATCAATAACTAGGTTTTCGTTCGTAGTTGTTACATTAGTGTAGCCACTTGGTTCTATTTGATGCGCTAGTGCATCTGGTACATCAAATACCAATGTAAACGGTGTGTACTTTGTATCTGTTGCATCATATTCCTGTGTTCCAGAAAATATAGCGCTAAAATACCTATCTGGAAATAAATCTAGAATAAGTTTCTTTGGTTCGTCACTGTTAATTATTTTAACAAGTTCATCTTTTGTCTTTGAAACGCTCATTTTAGAATTATCAGATATAATGAATCCGTCAATACTAATACTATAATCACCTAATTTAGTGTTTATAAAATGTTTACCATCTGTATTGCCCACGTTATAGTAGTCATTATCCTTTGATAAAAACGGTATGTTTACTTTTGCTATCTGAAACAAATGACTTGTTTCCATACCATTAAACGTGAATGACCTTAAAAAGTTATAGTTTTCTTTCATGTGTATAATCTCCTTTTATTAGTTACTATACTAGTATTATAACACAAAAGACAACCCTTGTAAAGGGGTTGTCTTTATGTTTTAAATTAAGCCTAAGTTACGTCTGTTGTTACGTTGTTGCGTTGCGTCTATACGGTTTAGTTCCTTGTTCATTTTCTTACCATCTAAAAGCACATCTGTGTTTTTATCTAATATAGCTTGTAATAGTTCATTCTGTTGTTGCATTAAACCAACTAATAATGCTATATCTTGTGATTCACTACTTCCGCCAACATGGTTACGTTCATCCTTAACACCTAGCATTTGTTTTGCTTGGTTAAGCAATGCCATTGCCCTACCTCGTTTAGATGGTTCAGTTGGGATAATAACTTCTGGGTAGCCGTTTTCAGCTAGTGTTGCAATCTGTGGTGTTTTTGCAATACCACCATTGAAGTAACCTCTAATACGGTGACCACGTGGACCCCAACCGGATTTACCGTACTGTAAGTCATTTTCCCAATTACTATTGTTGAAGAACGCTAACAATTGGTGATAACCATTGTTAATGTTACCATAACCAGGGACTTTGTACGCATCAAATGTTTGTGGAATATATTGTAACAATCCTCGTGCTGGGTTACCACTTAATGTGTTAACGTCAACCACATCTGGACTTTGAACAATCTTTTCATTACCACCTGATTCACGCATGATTTGAGCAACTAAACCAGCTACCTGTGAACTGCTGATTGATTGACCCATGTATTTCGCTGCCTTGCGGATAACAGGCGCCCAGTCACCACCAGCCCCAGCTGATTCTTCTTCCTCTTTCTTCTTGAATAAGGCTTTAACCTTTTCAGCAAAGGCATTTGTCGCTTTACCACCTAACCCTTTTGCCATGTCAAGTGGTACGTGTGATAGTCCACCTAAGTCCATTGCACCCATAATTGCATTGCGCGCTAGGTCTAATGGTTTACCTACCCAATCCATAATATCGCCAATGGTTTCTTTCACCTTGTTGATTCCGTTACCTACAAATGATTTTGTATTAGACCACATGTCTTTTACGCCATCCATGAAACCAGTTCCTTTTTTGTAGAATGGAACACGTCCACGTTTACCTAAGAAAGCTGATGTTTCATGTTCGTTCAATACATGTGTGCCTTTAGGTGCGTTCATCATAACGTTACGCCCTTTAGGTATCATTGCATTACCATCTGGTGTGATGACCATTTCAGCCCCACCACCGTCATTGACTATCATTGGTCCGCCTACGTGACCACCTGAACCTGTTCCTTGTTCGTACTGTGGTACATCCCATTTAGAAATTTGTGGTGCGCCAAACTTTTCTAATACCCAGTTGGCACCGCCAATAATTCCATTTACTGGACCACCAATTGCTCTTAGTACACCGTTGAAAATACCTTTAAAAGCACCAGTAATTGCACTAGCTCCCTTCTCAACTGCTTTTACCATCTTGGTTGGTAGGTCAGCAAACCAGTTAGACACTGTGTCAATACCTGTACTAAATGTATTCTTGATAGCCGTCCATAGTTTGCTAATAGTATTACCTACAGCGCTTTTCATTCCATCAGCAAGGCTAGATATACCGTTCTTGAACCCATCAAAGATGTTTCTAGCACCATTTGCACCGCTACTAAAGAAGTTCTTAACACCATTCCACATGTTACTTACTGTACCACTTATTGCGTTCTTGAAATTGTTTGCGATACCTTTGATACTTCCACCAAATCTGTCAAATAATGCACCAGCACTACTTCCACCACTTGTAAAGAAGTTCTTAACAGCATCCCACATTCCTTTGATTGTACCTTTTACTGATGTTCCTAGTCCTTTAACACCTTTAAAAATCTTACCAATAAACATGAGATTGAACCATTCCCAAACAGCTTGGATTCCACCAAAGAAGATACGTTTAATCGCATCCCACAAACCAGTGAAGTCGCCTGTTAGTACCATTGAAAATACATCAATAATACCTGTGATAACATCTACCATTCCATCAATGAAGCCCACAACTGATTTAACAAATGATTTTACAATTTCAATTACAATAGCAAAGATTGGTTTCAATAGTGTAAGTAGGTTCATAATTGCCTTACCAATACGGTCACCATTTTGGTCCCACCAATTACTTATTTTGTCAAATATCTTACCTAAAGCTTCTGCTAACTCTTGAATGATTGGCATAATCATTGGTAGTAGTTCTTTTACAAAGAAGTCTAATACTATTTTGAAAATCTTTTGAGCGCCACCAAGTAACTTAGTGATTGCTTTTAAGGCTTTGTCAATTAATGGTATAACTGTTGGAATAATCTCAACTGTGATAAAATCAACTACTTTTGTTAATGTTTCAAAGAATCCAGCTGGAGTACCGTCACCAGTACCAAAAGTGAATGCATTTTTGATGTAATCTTTAAATCGTCCTAACGATTCTTTAATACCTACAATAGCATTAGATACAGTTTTCATTTTTTCGTCTGATAAACCAAGCATGTCTAAGTCAACTAAGCCATTACCTTCCCATGCTGATTTAAAGTTATAACCCCATGATTTTAGCCCGCTTAATGCTGATTTGAACTGGTTTACTGCAGTGTCAATTCTATTTATTCCCTCTATATCTAAGCCAAGCGCGCTAACATTTATGATGCCCTCACCATCCCAGATGCGTTTAATGTTTTCTGCCCACATACCAACTTTGTTACTAAAGTCTGATAAGTAACCCCACGCTTCACCTGTAACTTTTCCAAATATGTCAAATGTACCCTTGAATAGCTTACCAACCCATGAAAGGTTTTTGGCTAATTCAGGTAGGCTGTTACCTAATCCACCCAAGAAAGCTTCAAACCTTTTACCTGTGTTTGTTATCTGCTCTTGGAAAGATGGTAGACCCATTTTCTCTAGTGATTTGTTTAGTCCTTCAATCATCTTAGCTGTACCACGCGTAACCGCTGATTTCATGTTTGCTATCGCAGTGCCAAAACCTTGTGTACTATCTTTAGCTATCTTTTCTAATGACTTAAGACCGCCACCACCCTCTTTATCCATTTTAACTAAGGCGTCTTGGAACTGTCTTACTGATATGCTACCTGATGACAATCCTTCTTTTAATACCCCTGTTGTCATGCCCATTTCTTTTGCTAAGGCATTAAGGGTAGGTCCTAAACCACTGTTAATCATTGAGTTCCAAGTTTGCGCATCTACTTTACCATTTGAGAACGATTGCGATAACTGAACAACCGCGCTGTCAACCATCTGTGCGTCCCCACCAAAACCTAGGATGGCATCATTCATTGCTTTAAATACGTCAACTGATAATCCCATATCATCTGTTGATGCTGTTAGTAACTGAACGTTACTCACTGCACTGTCTAAGGCTGTTGGTAAACCACGTGTTGCCTCTTGTAGTTTATCCATATTCTTGGTTATATCCCCAGTAGCTACACCCATGTTCTCAAATGCACGTGTACTATTGTTTAATGTATCAATCCTATTTAATGCACCATCAATTGATGATTTAACAGTGTTAAACGCTTTTGAGCCAATGTTTGCAACTGCACCTAATGCGCCAGCACCTAAGAATATACCTACACCCTTTGTTGCTGAACCAATAGCAGAACCAATCTTGCCAAATCCTGACTTGATAGAACTACCCACCCCAGAAGCTGTCTTTTTAAGTGATGAGAACACACCATCTAACTTACTAGCACTTGAGCTAGCGTCTTTTGATTCTGTGCTTACACCCTTCATTGCTTTTTCTGTTTCTTTTAGCTCATTACCTAAAGCATCTACATTCTTTTCACTTTTGCGTGCTTCGTTTGCGTATGCTTGTAGTTTTTGCTGTGCTTCTTTTACCTCTGTTGAATTAGCACCATACTTCTTGGTTAACTGTGTAACCTCATTTGACTGTTCTTTGACAGCCTTGTTCATTATCTCTAGGTTGCGTCGTTGACCCTCTTGTTTTGCCTTTACAACGTCTATCTCTGTACCGTGTTTTTTGGCAATAGCTACTTCTTTTTCTGTTGCTTTGTTATTAGCTTCAACTTGTTTACCGTATTTACTTGAAGAGACCACTTGTTTCTCTAGTGCTGTTGTTGTTTTTGATAACTGTTGGTTGTATGCATTATACTTGGCTGTTGATTGATTAATTTTAGTATTAAGATTATCAACTTGCTTAGATTCAGCACCATATTTCTGAATAGCTTCATCTCTGCGCTTTTGTAAAATCTTAATCTTTTGTTCTTCTAACCCCATTACAGTGTTTAAGTCTTTTGTTTTTTGACTTAAACCTTGCATACTCTTACCGCCGTCATCAAATGCTTTTGCATTTGCACGCATAGCACTTTCAGCTTGTCGCATTTTACTTTGTAACTGGTCAAGTGTTTTAATGGTATTGTCTATACCCTCAACACCAATACCAAACTTCATATTACCAATTGGTTCTGCCATTAGTCTAGTTCTCCTTTCGCTCTAGCCATTTCCGCTGGTGATAATACTGAACCAAAGAATGACATAGGGTCTTGCTTCTTCTCTTTTTTAGGGGCTTTCTGATTGTTAAATAAATCTAAAAGAAAGTAGTAATCAGAATTGTTTATCTCTGATAAACTCCAATTACCACTTTCTAATAGTTGTCTATATAAGTCATCAAAGTTTTCTAACTGTTCTGTGAATGACGTATTTTCTAATTCTTTTAACTCATCAGCCCCTAGGCTTTTTTTCCTTCGTCATTGCTTCCCATTGCATTTGAGAAAATATCTTCAATCGTAGGCATTAAGTCATCAGCTGTAATTGAATCTTGAATTGCATCAAATGTAACACGTGGGTCCATAAACATATCAGCTACTAATTGAATCATTTCATCAATCATTTGTAGTTCTGACATTTCAACTTCACCAGCTTCAACTTTTTCAACTGTTGCATGGAATTTAATTAGTTCACGCATTGAACGAGTTGAAATAGATTTTTGTTTGACTGTAAAGCTTTTTCCTTCTTCATTTTGTAATGTAATTTTAATCATAATTGATTCCTCCAATAAATTTATTTTTCTTACTAAAGATATTATAGCATAAACACTAGTGATTGTGGGTGTTGGTGAAACCAGTGTATATAAAAAGAGTACCTACATTTTAGTAAGTACTCTTTTTATATTACGATAATTCAATTGTTGCTGATGTTTCAGCTGGTGTCACCTGCCCTACCACAGGTGGCGTACTAGGGTGCAGTCACATTGTTTAATTTTTCAACGAATTTATCTAACGTTAATGTTTCACTAGATACACCTGACATATAAGCAATACCACGGTCGTCTGTTACAAATGAACCTTCAATTGTTTCTGTGTTAGGTTCAGTTCCACCTGATTCAGTTGTATTCAATGCAATTTCTGGGTGACTGAAACGACCTTTAGTTAAACCAAAGTACATTTCTTTACCGTCTGCCCCATCTGCTACAAAAGTAACTGATACGTAAGGTGCTTCTGTATCTTCACCCACAGATGCGATACCCTCTCCATCACGTGTGATACCCAAGATTTTTTCGTATACTCCATCTTTGTATAAGTCAAACACGTTTAATGATGCTGATAACTCACCAACACCTTTAGCTGATACCCAGATTGGAACGTTTGATGCATAAACAGTTGTTTGCTCTGCTGAAATACCTGAAATAGATGCCTCAATAGTACCTCCACCAGTTTTGTCAATTGTGTATTTATCAATTGTTTTACCATCTTCTCCACCTCGTACCGAGATGATTGCTTTTTTAAATCCTACAACAGCTATGATAACCACTCCTCAATATATTTATTTTGTTACTATAGTTATTATAGCATAGTATTGTAGTCTTGTGTGTGTTATGCGAATACTATTGAGAAACCTTTGTGTGTTTTTCGTTTACCTTGTAGTACCTTATTCACATGTCCACTATCTCCATTGTGTTCCATACAAAAGTCTTTTACTGTTCTATAGTAGAATGATTCACCATTCTTGTCTGTACATATAATACCATTAAATGTAAAACCGTACATGGTGTTCATCTTCTTTAATTGTGATTCTTCTGAAAAAACCTGTTGTTTTCTCTTATTTGATAAAGTCTTTTTTGTAGTGGTGGTATGGTTTCTATTATGCATTACAGCATCCCCACCATTTGTTATATTGTATCCATATACAGTTGTATTATATTTTTCTATCAACTTCATTTCTAAATAGTTAGCTTCATCTTTTGATAATCCTTCTTTTATTATAAAATGATTGAATCCATCCCAACCGTACTTACTTATTGCGTTAAAAAACTTTTTTGAACTACGATATGTAGAACCATTGCCCCACCTATCAGTAGTTTTCTGTTTAGTCTGACCAAAATACTTCTTATTGTTTTTCTTATTTATATGTAAATATACTGTATACATTTAATCACCCCATGTATACAGTATATCATACTTTTGAATTTTAGACAACCCTTTGACTGATTGTATAACGTTTGATAACTCTGCGTGCGCCCTCTAGGTCTGGGTCGTACGATTGTTGTGATAATATACACTGCACATTATCTGCACGCATGGTCTTGTCAATTTCAAAGTAATACTTTTCAACTTCTTTCAAGTCTTCACACCACAAATCCACCTGAACATGTGTTACAAAATAGTTAGGGTCTGCACTGGCATATTCTGTGTACCTTCCGTCAAGTTCTACTATTCTACCTACTGGTAATTTTGGTAATGCTTGAAATTCAGTGGGTACTTCATTAGTAAACCAGTTGACTTCTGGGTGCGCTTGCTCTAAAGCTTCTGCAACCTGTAATATTGGTAGTCTCATTTTAGAAACGCCTCCTGTAATGCTTTTTGAATGATTGATGCAACTTCACTCTCAATACTGTTTATTGTTTTTTGTATAAAGCCTTGTGGTCGTTGTTTGATTGTTCCTAACTCTGGAAAGTGTGCCATCCACGCTACATCATCATCAAAGCCAACCTCTGCTATATGGTTATTCTTATTCGCTTTACTCATTACAACATGGTCACGCATATGTTCTTTTTTGTAGTCCTGACCATCCCTGCTATACTTCTTACCATCAAAGCGCGGTGTATTTTGCTTTAGTTCATTCATTGCTTTTTCACCAGCTGTATTCACTGCCTTACTAATAATTAGGTCAGCCTTTTTACCGCTTTTTTCTAAGCGCTTGTAGACTTGTGAAAAGTCAACGTAGTTTGGACTACTCATTCCTTCACCCTCTTACATACAAGCGTTGTAAAGTCACGTTGGAAGCTACCTTCTAATACTTGTATGATGTCATAGTTAACACCGTTGTATACAACACGCATACTATTGTCAATATGAATCTGTTGTTCATACCTAATAATAAAGTTTGTTGTATCTTCTAAAACAGTTCCTAATGCTTCTTTATAGTCTTTGAAATACTGCTGTTTTACTGAACACCATACAGTGGCTTTGGTTTCCCAATCAGTGACCCATTCATAATATTCATTCTTATGAGTGGTTTTATGTTGGATACTTATCTTCCTATCAAGTCGTTGTGTTGGTATCAGTGACATCATATAACCCCCTTAATTGGTGAATCATTGCTACGATTGTAAAGGGTACTTGTTGTTGCAATGCGCTTGTTGCTGGTACTCTGTTTTCATACCATAATGAAACCAACATGAACTGTAATGTCTTGAATCGTTTATCATCTGGTGCGGTCTTTAGTTCAATAGCTCCTAAGATGAATAGTTCACTGGTATCAATCAACCCTTGTAGGTAGGCATCATCAAAGTCATAGTCTAATCTTAGGTTGTTTTTTACTTCTGCTAATGTTAACATTATCATACCTCCTTAGTTAAAAAGAGGGCTTAGCCCTCTTTTATTATCCAGCTGTTGCAGTTGTAGTGAATTCTGGTACATCTACTTTACTAGATTCTGGTTTGCCATCTTCAATAGCTGTTACTTGAAAATCACCTTTACTATATGGTGTTTCTGCTGTTAAACCAGTGATTGTTACTGGTGATGGTTGTCCAGTCACAATCTTTTCACCTGTTTTCTTGTATACGTTAAATACTTTAGCCATAATTTACACTCTCCTTTTATAGTTTAAAAAGAGGTAAGGCGTTAGCCCCACCTCTTAGTGTTTACGATAATTCAATTGTTGCTGATGTTTCAGCTGGTGTCACCTGCCCTACCACAGGTGGCGTACTAGGGTGCTGGTGTTAAAGTGATGTATTTACCAGCGTTTGCATCAACTACTTCACAGTCAAAGCGCATTGCTACTGCTAATACTTGACCGTAATATTGATGTTCAACCCAACGTACAGTGGTGTCTACGCGGTCGAAGAAGACTGCGAATGCATCAGGTTGTCCTAAGAATGCCACTTTGTCACCGTCTGCTGTACCAATTAATTTATCAGCTAAAACAGTTACTTTACGTCCTAATAGAGATTTACCAGATTGTGCTTTGATGTCGTCTTCTAGTAAGTAACGACCGTTGTTGTCTTTCATTTGGTCTAAAGTGTTAAAGAATGATTGTGAAACGATAAATTCTAAGTTGTAAGCTGGGTCAAAACCAGTGTTAACTTGTGTTTTCAAGTCGTCAATTGATGTTGCGGCTACTGCTGTTGCTGTTTTTAATTTAGCAACGATAGCTTTATTAGCTGTGTTTAAACCTTGACGTTGGATGTGGCGTGCAATGATTCCAGATAAGTCGTCATCAGAATCTTGTAGAGCTTCTTCTGCTACTGCAATTTGACCACGGTAAGTTTCAACTTCATATTTTACTTCCTCGAAAGCTGGTCCTTCTAAATCAGGGTTCTTTTTAAGTTCTTCAACTGTTGCCAATACTGCTTCATTAGCTTTCAAGATTGGATATTTACCCATTGCATGTGTTACTTTTTGACGTGTAATCATGTTACGTAAGTCAACAACTGTTTCAGGTAACATTTTAGCTTTTGTGATAATTTCTTCTGGGATAATTGCTGATGCATCTGCTGATTTAACACCTTCAAATGATTCTGGCAATGCACGTGTTTCTTTTGAACGTAAGTAATCCAAGAACCCACGTACTTCTTTGTTTTCTACTTCTTTTCCATCTAAAATAACTTTCTCCATTTTTTCGTCTCCTTCTTGCTCTAGTGAGCGTTTTTCTTTTTTAGGTTCTTCCTTTGGTTCCTCTTTAGGTTCTTCAACATCTGTTCCAGGTTCTGCTGAACCTTCCTTTTTTGGTTCCTCTTTTGGTTCCTCTTTTTTGGCTTCCTCTTTAGGTTCTTCCTTTGGTTCGTCCTTAGCTTCTTCTGCTTTGGGCTCTTCCTTTGGTTTCTCCTCATCTTTATTATCAACCGCACGTTCTTCTTCTTCTTCTTTAGGTTTTTCCTCGTCTAAAGCTTTGATTTGTTGCATTACTTTTTCAGCTTCATCAAGTTTACCTTCTGATAATAAAGTTTGTGCTTGTTCCATAAGTTCTTGCCGTGACATACGCACACCCCTTAAATATTATTTTTCTTACTAAAGATAGTATATCACGAACAAGGGAACTTGTGGGTGTTACTTGTATAACCCCAATAGGTTTAGTTCTAATTCTAGTTTACGTTTTTGGAACTGCTTGTTTTCTTCTTCAATCTGTTCTAATGAACGTTTAGCAACACTAACATCTGTGTCTGCATATGCTGGGATTGAAACCAGTGATATTTCAAATAGTGACTTGATTTGTTTGATAGTTCTGTGATTGATTCCATCAGCTTTGCGCCATTCATCTTTGGCAACTGTGAATCCAAATGAACACTGACTAAGGTCACCACGTTTCACTAATTCCATTGCATCACGTCCAACTGATGTATCAGGAAGTAATGCTCTAAATTTTAACCCAATGTCATCAACCTCCAATGTTAGTGTTCCACTCTTTGTCCGTCCTAATAACTTACTTGAATCATGGTCAACGAACATACGAACGTCACTCATATCAACACCATCTAATGCTCGCTTGTCTATGAACTCAATGAACCCCCCTAAGTTTTCACTAGGTGAATCAAATTTTAAAGCGTAGCCTTCAACAATATTATCTTTTACTGTTTCAACTTGCTGTAGCTGTCTAATTTCAAGATTCTTCACTTGCTGACACTCCTTCTTTTCCATCTACTTTCATTAATTCTTCACCTTCTTCAACATCTGCATAACCTAAATAGTCACGAATTTCATTAGTCTTAATTGCTTTTAGCAACTCTTTATTCTGTTTTCCTTCAAAAACTCGTTTACGTCTATCTTCATAGGTATCATTTAATAATGTTGTAAGGTCTAATTCTAACTCGTTACCTGTTTTAATTTCAATTTCATCACAGATAGCTCTTTCATACTGGCTAATAGTTGAAGCAATATAGATGTCATTTGCACCACTATCCGTAGAGTTTACTAATTCCATGCCAAAACGGTTTAATGGAATACCTAATACTTTTGCAATCTGTTGTGTACTAAACTTGTTACCTTGAATCAATTTAAGAATGTCAGTATTCATTTTGTACTCTTGGAACTCTGTTGATTCATCTAAGACAATAACACCATTGCTGTTAGTGCTACCACCGTTTGCCTTTTCAAAGTCCTGTCTGATTTTTGCTTTTGTTTCGTTGTCAACGTAACCGCCTTTTAGTTTTAAGATACCTCCGCCAAATACACCGTTGGCAAAGAACTTACTTAAAATCTTACTACCGTTTGACTGCATAGCTACTTCATCTTTTAATGATAGTAAAGGACTTCTACCAAGGAAACCATCTACGGTCGTAATTCTAAAATGTAAAATATCCTCTGGTTTACACTTGTACATGATACTACCATAATCCATTGTTACGTCATAGGACCATTCACCAGTTGTAACATTTTGGATTACATTTACTTGTTCAGGTTTTACAAACTCCAAGCTCTCAACTACCCCTAATTTATCTCTGTGGATTAATGCATATGAGTTACCGCTTAAAATTAAGTTTGCTACTGTTGCATACATGAACATGTAATGACTTTGCTTATTATTTGGTCGTTTGTTAATCATTTTTAGAAATTGTTCATCAGCTTCACTATTCTTAGTTGGTCTAAATTTTGACTGTCCTAAGTCACCGCTAATAATGTTGATACCTGTGAAAATATCTGAATTACGTAATGCCTTTTCGCCTGTGATTTCTGTTGAATAAATATCACTACTTTCGATAAAGTCAATGAAATTCTGCTTTGTTGTGCTTCTAGGTGCGACAAAAACTCCCATTTAATTATTCACCTTCTCCCAATTCTTTGTATAAGATTACTGCTGGAATTAATAATGCTACGGCTAAGGCTACTAAACCACTTACTAAACCAGTGAAAAACATTGCTGTGACTAGTGATAGCATACCTAAAACGTAGAAAATTACTACTAACCATACCGGATTTTGCATATTTACCCCTCCTATATACCTCATTTTACCACAAAACAATAGAAAAAAGAGTGGTAGTTAAAGCACTCTTTATACACCAAATCCAAATTTACCTTCTTCAATCAGTTCTTTAAAGCTAATATACTCATAATCAAAGTACATTGCTTCACTCATTGCATTAATTAATGCATCTATAGGGTCAATTTTATTACGATTCATAGCCTTTTCAATGGCTATATTGTCCGCAAACTCACGCATAATAGCGTTATATACCGCTCTAGTTAGTAGTGGGTTGTCTGTTTGAATCACTTCACCCTTGATAATTGCATCTCTTAAATACTTTGTAGGTGCGTTTAAATACTGGATGCGCTGTGGTACTTCAATTAGTTTGTCTGGATAGTCCTTACTTAAGTTGATTACAGATGGTGTTGCTTGGTGTCCATCATAGTAAATACCTTGTAGGTCTAAGTCATACTCTGTTATGAACTCTCTTATCCATTCGCACATGTCTTCATGGTCTATCAAACCATCTGGGCGTTGGCTGATGTTTACTAGTCCTAAGTTCTCATACTGTCTATACGGTATCTTATCTTTTATCTGTTTAGCTTCAATACCGCCCACAGAGGCTATAAAAGCGTGACTGTCAAGAAGTAGCTTGCGTTCCTCTGCAATAGGTATCACCCAGCTAACTGCCGTCATATCGCCTGTACGTGCCAAATCCAGACCTATATAAACTGGTCTACCTTTTATGTCATATGGTTGTGTTTGCTTAACTGCCTCCCAAGATTCTTTATCAATGAAACTGTCTTGTGATGATTGTACCCAGAAGTTCATTTCTTTAGTTAACCAACCGCTCATGTCACCCTTAGCCTTATACTCTGCTAGTGAGTTAACCTTGTGTTCATACATTGTTTCATGTAGCTGTGCATTCTCAAACAGTGGGTTACTCTTAATCCAGTTAGCTTCATCATCTACTTCACTTAGGCTATCCATTTCCCAACACAAGGCAAGGTAAGCATCAGCTTCCACTTCCTCATTAAGTAGCTTGGTAATAAATGGGTATTCTATGCTGTGCATTGGACCGTTAAGGTTTTTAGTTGTTGTACTAATAATCAAAATCAAACCTTGTAATTGTTGTGACTGTGAACTTTCTAACACCTCAATCATAGCTGTACTTTTAGCTTCTCCATACTCGTCAAGTACACCACATAACACGTCTAGTCCATCTAAGCTATCTGCATCACTTGATAGTGGCTTAACAGTTGATTCATCTCCTAAGTGTTCAATATCCTTCTTGTTAACTTTGGTTACTTTCCTTGTTCCATCACTTACTGCACGCAATGCCTTTAGCTGTGATTTTAACATGTTGAATACAATACCAGCTTGGTCTTTAGTGTTCGCCGCCGCTACAATCTGTCTTGAAGCGTTTGGATACTGACCTAATAAGAACTCATATAATGAGATACCAGCAACCAGAATTGACTTACCGTTTTTTCGTGCTAGGCTGATATATACTTTTCTGAATCTACGCATCTTGTTTTTCTTTTTGCGCCAACCGTATATCATAGCAATAATAAACTTCTGGAACTTAGCTAGTTTATTTGTCTTACGTGTCTTAGGGTCTGGTAGCATTTCAATAAATGCAACTGGTTCTAACGCTTCTTTAGGGTCATAGTAATATGGATAGTCTGGGTCTAATGACCGCTCTAAGTCTTTCTCATGACGTCTAATCGCTTGCTTAATCTTATTACCTATTGGTATTTGGTTTGCTCTAATGTAGTCTATATAGTCTTGTACAAAATCTTGATTCATAGCTATACCTCCTCATATGTATTATAGCATAAATAAAAAGACTTAGACCATGAGTTTATCCAAAGGGGATAACAAACTTGCCTAAGTCAATTGGTCGCGCGGCAACCGTTCTTTATACTGCACCTCATGTGTACAGTTAATGTTCAACCCTTATAGGCGGCTGGACACCTTTGCTCACTTGGTTAAGGAGGTAAGAGCATTCCTTTTTGTGTTGATTGCTACCCATCTCATGATAGCCCTTCTAGTTAGGTTTTTACACCTATGGTTGCGCTACTGTTAAGCATAGTAGTTGCTACTCCTAGTATTATTTTATACTTAGTTAAGCCCCTAGGCGGGAGCAAGCTGTCAACCCTAGCCTGCTAATATTTTTGCCCCATGCTTTGCACATTGCTAAGAGGTGTTATGGGTTCTTGTAAATACATTATACCACAACTTGCTAACTTTGTTGACGTAACTTAATCAACTGACCTAGTGGGTCATTGCTTTCTTTTGTTTTTTCAGCTGGTGCCACTATTTTCAGTCTTGAGTTAATTGTCAAACCAAGGTCAGCAGTTGCAGACTTCAACTCTTTACTATATGAGTTCATGATGTCAACACGTGGGTTCTTCTTACCATCTGGTGTGATTTCTCCTTCTTCCATCAATCGCTCTGTTGCTTCACTATATAGGTATGTGTAATTACAATAACGAACCATTGTTTGTTGGTCCAATTCTGAAATAGGTAAGTCACCTATAAAGTGTGAGATACGTTCCCATTCAGGAAAAGCACCTTGCAATAATCCTTGTGGATAATAACTAAAGTCTAACTTCTCATAGTTGTAAAGTGCTTCTTCCTCTTTCTTACGTTCCTCTTGTTGCTCTGTTGTTAAATTACCAACTTGGGCATTGATTAGCTTTCTTGGTCTACCCATTATGTTTCACCTCCTTATATTTAAAGGTGTAACCTTTCAACGTTTTCTTTGTTCCGTTTTTATTCAACTTTTTAAGAGCTTGTGTTATGTTTGTTGGTATCAATCCCAATGTTTTTGCACATTCTTTTGTTGATTTAAACTCACGGTGTATACCATCTTTGGTTGCTATAATAGGTATATTCATTGTTTCTATTTGTCTTTGTGTTCTTGTCCCATAATTTATATTGTATTTAGTTGAACACCATTCAAGATTGGAAACCATGTTGTTTGTTTTATCTTCATCAATATGGTTTACATCTTCATAGTTATTTGGATTATCTAAGAAGTGTAATGCAACTAAACGGTGTATGCTAAAATACTTTTTAGATAGTTTGATATGCAAGTAACCGCTATGATGTTTAGTTGGTTTCAATAATTTTGGGTTGCTTGTTTTAAAACTCATAACTCTGCCTAAACTACTAATCTGATATAAACCTTCATACCCTTTAATATCTTTCCATTCTTCAATCATAATTGAATGCCTCCTATATAATATGTAATAGTATAACACATTATATAAGAGGTGTCAACTATACAACTTCAATAATTTCATAATGGCGATTACGTCCACCAAGTTTTGTACGTACGTCTTTAAAAATAGCCCGATTTTTTATTATAAAATCTATCTGCTTCTGTCTGTGATTTGAATGCGCGTGTTTGTTGCGTGTGCAAATCTTTTACCATAATTGGTTTTGGCGCTGGCATAGGGCTTTTTCACCTACCTTCCATTATAATAGTTTAATAAAAAACTCCCTAACAAAATTATAGCACAAAAGCTGTTGTTTGAGAAACCAGTTTTGGTGCGTGTTATCAGGGAAGTAATTCGTGATAGTGAATCTGTGTAACAATGTGTGTAACGTTTGATATTATTGAAAAGAAACCAGTTTTGTATCGTGTTTTACGAGGGAAAAAACGTGTTTTCAACTTTCGTTTTTAGAAATTCGTGTGAACAGAAGTCATCACCGATT